GTTCATGCCCCCGAGAACCTTGATCGCCGTCTCCAGTGCTTTTCCCAGGTCGCCCTCAACACTGAGGGTCAGACCCACGATGCAAGTGAGCGCGTTCACCTGGATGGCGACCGGTAGTTTCGGAGTGATCAGGGCATCTTCAGCGTCGGCATCGGCCGCCAGGTTGATCACGTCGGCGATCAGCGCGGGTGCACGGGAGACCAGTTGCTTGAGGACGGGACCCAGCTCGGTGAGCTTGGTGTCGCCGTTGACGAATTCGTTGAACAGTTCACGCATGGACTGACCGTGCGTGCGGACAAGGTGCTCGATGTCAGAGGTAGAAAGACCACGGACAGCAAAAGAGCTGTCCGCGGCTACCACGACGTCGACCTTGGGGATTTTAATATCCTTGAGGGCCATTCAGGTGTTCCTTCTTAAACGATCGGGTTGTAGGCGCGGCCATCGGCGTAGATCGCTTCCAACGCGCCCTTTTTCAGGATCTCGATGTTGAAGGAGACGGTCTGCCAGTCGTCGCCCTTGATGTTGAAGTCACCGTTCGGGGTGATCTTCACGTAGGGCATGAAGTAATCGATGTTCTTGCCGGCCGGGTTGTTGGCGATGTAGCGCAGCGAACCTTCGATGGTGTTGCCTTTGCTGACCACCTGGTCACGGGTACTTGCCGCCACGGTGTAGCCGGCAGTCACGTTCACGCCTTCCAGCAGCATCAGCGAGCCTTCCAGCACGGTGAAGCGGCCCAGGGCCTCGTCGACCACATAGTCAACACCAGCTACAGGCACATTGGCTGGGGTAGTGGTGTTGGCCAGCGTCACGGTGGTGACCATGCGCACGCCCGACGGATCAGTAGCGCTGGTGCCGAGCTGGTACGAGCAGCCCTGTTCCAGACCGGAGTGCACTTCGGCAGCCACGGTACGGGTGGCGGTGGAGATGGTCTGCGCGTCACCCAGGAAGAACATGGCCAGGTTGGACATGTCGATGCTGTCGAGACCAAAGGCCCCGGCGTAGTCCTGCTGCAGGATTACCGAAGCATCCTTTACGCGGACGCCGCGGTCACTGTTGTAGTGGTCCAGCGTTTCCTGGGTGGCGTTGTAGCTCAGCTCTGGGCTGTTACCCAGATAGCGCTCGCCGCGCGGAACGGTGGTGCCAGGCTTGTATTGACCGAAGTTCAGCTCCCCCCGGCCGAGGGTGTAATTGTTGATTTTGTCTGCAGCGCCCATGGTTCACCTCTAGTGGAATTTCCAACGAATGGTTGAAGTTGCGGTCATGCGTATGGATCTGCCAGGTTCTCAACCAGGACCAGCTCCAGTTTCAGCCAGAAGTATGCCTTGGACGAAACCTCGTCAGCGGGGCGAACTACTCCGGTGCTAAATTTGATGTCAGTAATCATACCGCCCATTCCCAGGATCTCATAGCCACGCGCGCGGCTGCGTTCTTGGACGAGGCGTTTCTTCACGTCGGCCAGCAGGAAGTGGCTGGGATCCGTGGGGTTGTCTTCATCGTCGGCGGACCAGCCCTGGATCAGCAGCTCCCATGGACCAGTGATTACCGTGCCGGCTTGCGGTGAGATGCTCTGGTCCTTCTCGTTCATGGACTCCAGGATCGAGAGCATCGGCAGCGGATCGCTGGCGCCGAATACGTCACGGCCGCGGAATACCTTGCCAGCCAGGTCGAAGTTGTAGCCGTTGGCCACGGTGATCTCGCCGAGGGCAGCAGTCAGTGCCTTCAGCACACGCAGGCGGAATGGATCTGTGTTGGCCATAATCAAAGCTCCATCAGTCGTAGGAATTCGCGTTCAAGGAACTCGGCGGTGCCAGCTTCCTGGCCTGGAATCACCATGGAGAACGCCTGATCGATGCTCGGGCCGTAGAGCAGGTAGAGGCCCTTACCGACCTTCACGAGCTGCTTCTTGTTGGCAATCCGCTCACCCTCTTTCAGGCGCATGGCCAGGCCGAGGTTGCTGTTCGCCAGTTTCATCAGGAACGCGCGCTTCATCATCTTAGCTGCCAGGCCGACCTGGACCCGGACGCCAGCTTTGCCTGGTGCCTGGTTGCGGTTGGACGCGAAGCGGGCCAGCGATGTTGGACGGTCCCGGCCGGAGATCTTCGCCGACAGCGAGGAGCCGTGGGCTCTCTCAGTCACTGTCAGGCGCTGGCTCAAGTAGCGGGCTGGGAAGTTCAGGTCTTCGCGGATGGCCTTGTCACTGGCCGTGCGGGTGCGGTCAGCGGCCTTGTTGATGGCATTGCGGGCGTTGCGCAGGATGTCAGCGTCCAGGCTCTCGATGTCGCCCAGCGACTCCAGGCCCTCGACCACCATGAGGTAATTCCCGCTCATTACACCACCTCGGGAGCTGGGAAGCCGCACCACGGGGCAGTGAGGTCCCACCCGTATTTGGTTGCGCTTTCCTTCAGAACCTCGGTGACCTCGACCGCCGTCGTGATGTCGTCGGGCGGGAGATCGTTGTCGATTTTGTAGGCGCCCATGTCCCGGGTGATGACGTAGCCATCGCGAACCGGTTTGACCTGGGCGTTGAGGAAGATGACGCGGGGTGTTACGTCTTGCCGATCGCCGAAGCCCGCGCGGGAGCCAGCCAGATCACCAAGTTGTTCGAATGAAAGGTGGAGGCGACAAGTCACCTCCACTGGCGCGTCCGTGCGCGTTTTCAGGTACAGAACTGGCTCCGCCAACGCTGTGTGCAGCTGGCGTCTTGCCTGACGTTTCTGGTCCCGAAAGGTTGCCACTTAGATCAGGCCGTCATTCTTGGCAGCGCGACCGTCTTCGATTGCCTTGATGATGACCTTGTTGGAGGCCGAACCGTCGACAGCGATCTCTTCGGCAGCAGCCAGAGCGATCAGATCAGCCTTGGTCAGCTTGGACAGGTCTTCAGCTGGAGCCGAGAGCGCCGCCGAGGAAGCCGAACGCACGGCCAAAGTGGCATGCTTGTCTTCAGCGGTTGGTGCACGAGCAGCGCCGCTTTCCGCCAGATACAGCTCATCTTCCCGGGCAACGAATGCCTGGCCCGGTTGAACGATGTCGATAAGGCCTGCGGTCGCGCCGGCCAGGTGCAGGAAGTGAACTGCGATCAACTTGGACATGTGATTTTCACCTGTTGGTTGAGAGACAAGGCGACCGAAGTCGCCCTGTTCTGGTGGATCAGAGGACGGTGGCGAACAGAGTGTTGTTCGGGTTGATTGGCACTGCCAGCGGCGACGACTGAGTCATCACGTAGGTTACCGACGGATCCTCGTTCTTCCACTGTTTCGGGAAGACAGGCAGAGCCTGCAGCTGTGCATCGGTGTCCAGGATGGCGCCGTAGCACTCGACGAAGTTCGCATTCGGGCCGGTCAGCAGCACGCCGTTCGGGTTCATGAACTCGCCGATGGAGCCGTCCATCTTCTCGTACCAGTCCGAAGTGGTCCAGACTTCGTAGTTGCCCAGCTTGAAGATCATCTCGCTGTAGTCACCCTGGCGGATGCTGGCAGGCGGGACGCCGTCGGTGCCGCGGATCAACAGGTTGCGAGTTTCCTGCACCTGCTTGTTCGCGAGGAACGGACCAACCACGTTCTTGCCGATGGTGATGCGGGTAACCGGACCACCGAAGTCAGCGCGGCGGATCTTCTCGACCCAGGTGTTCAGCATGGTGACGATCGGCGCGTTCACGTCGCTCCAGACAACGCCAGCACCGGACAGGGTGATGGTGTGCGACGGATCGCGCTGGAAGTCGATGAGCGTGGTCGGGTAGTCCGCACCGGAGATGGTCACCTTGCCGTATTGAGCGGCTTCAGCGAACAGCCATTCCATGCGGTTCTCGATGCCCAGGCGGTGCGTGCGCAGGATGTCGCCGAGGATCTGCAGGAAGCGAGCATAAGGGCTAAGGGTGTTCGGGGTGAAGATGTCCTCGCCTGGACGACGTTTGAACGCGCGCTCAGGGCTGATGGAGTCCTTCGGCTTGACGTAGGCAGGTTTGAAGCGAGCAACAGCTGCGCCTTCCTTGTACATCGGGCGACCCTGGTTCATCGGGATCACGAACGGCGCCAGACGGCGGCTTTCGGTAATCTTGTCGAACTGGATCCACTCGTCGGTGGAAACGTATACCGACGCGGCCAATAGGCTGCGGAAGTAGTTGATCGGTGCCGGAACGAACCGGTATTTCCCCAGCAGTGACACTGTGTCCTGTGGGCGGATTTCAATGGCCATGTTTGCTCCGTGACTCAGTTGTCGTAGTAAGGGCGCTTGACGTAGATCTGGCTGGTGGCCAGTTCAAACGCCTGCAAACGTTCAGCGTCCGTGTCCATGAACGCGGGCCAGTTGATCGGACCCTTCAGGTTCAGGGTGCCCGCCTTGTAGACGCCCATGCTGCCGGCAACAGTGCCGCCCGCTTTGAGGGTGCCGGTGGTCAGTGCGTTGGCCTTGGTCACCGTGGTGCCATCGACCAGAGTGATCGGGCCGCCGTCGTACTCGACGCGCACAGGAGTGAACTTGGGGATGCCAGCCGTAGCCTGCGCCTGGGTGTAGGTGCCCGCGATGCTGACCGGTTGTGGAGTGTCACCAGCGAACAACTCGGCGAGACCGCCGATGGTGTCGGACTGGTAGTCGACCAGACCAACGTCTGGGTAAGTCGGGTTGATAGCCATTACGCTTTCACTCCATAACCGGTGGCTGCGAGGAAGGCTTTCTGCTCTTCTTCGGCCGCGTTAGCGTCCTGGTCACCACCTTCCACTTTCAGGTTGGGGTTACCGTTTTCCATGGCAGCAGCGAAGTCGCCTTTCGGGTCCTTGGTGCTGGCCGCAGGCTTTTCTTCCGGCGATACTGCCAGAATGCCGTTTGCCTCTTCAACTGTTTGTTGAGTATTCAACGCCAGGTGTGAAGCCAAGGCAGGCCGAAGCTTCGCTGGCTCGCTGGCCAGGATACCCGAGATGCGTGTTTGCTCAGCCTTGGCACCTTCTTTCTGGCCTTCGGCCTTAGCAGATGCAGCAGCCGTGGCGATACGAGCCGCTACTGCCTGCTCCTGTTCCGGTGTTAGTTCCATGTCTTGTTCTCCTGCGGGGTTATCAAGCTCGCCGGAAAAG